GCTTGCACTGTTCTGAATAATCTTGTTACCATATGGCACCATGTTGCCCAAGTCACGATAATTGTTTGATCCAAATACAACACCTGTACTGTTTGGATTGTTGTAGAAACTACTTTGATATTGCCCACGAATATCACCTATATTAACTGTAGTGATATCTGCATTCAATGGATTGTTGTTTAAGTTAATAGGTATGCTATAGTATGCAGTTGGACTAACTTGATCGCTTAACAATGTAATTTCAACAACGGTGTCCGTTAGTAAGTCAGGTACAGTAAAATTAACAATAGTTTGAGTATCATTAACTACTACAGTGTAATCGTCGGATGGCTGAAGAACATTGTTAACAAACAATTGAATTGTAGGCCATGCACTAGCATCGTCTGCTAATTTAGCAATATCACACGTGTATGTGATTGTTGGGTTAGATGCATAATAGTTAAATTCAAAAATTTGATATTGTACGCTAGGTGCAATAGCAGTTTGCCAACCTAATTGTCTAGCACGTGTTGTTAAGTCACTGTAGTTGTAAACATAACCGGTGTTTACTTGCTGTGTAATAGGAGTTGTCCCACTTACATAATCGAATGTATCAGTATTCAAAGAAACATCAAAACTAATATCACCTACATTATCTACTGAACTGTAACGTAAGGGGAATCCTAAAATAGTATCATCGAGGCCTGAACCAAAACCGTATGCAAATAATTTACTACCAATGAATGATGTACCTGTGTAGAATTCGCTGTTACCAAAACTAATACCATTATTATCAAAAATATCAAATAACGGTGGTTGATTTACTGTAGTTTTTTGTTGTGTTTCTATCCATTCAATTCCATCAAAGAAGAAATCTTTACCTTGATAATTGAATCCTCTGAAAGCAAATGTTTGTTCGTCCGGTAATACTAAACTATCATCTGCTTCAGTTAATGTTAATACCGGAGTAGAGCCTGGGGTAATAGAACTAAAACGAGAAATGTAAATTTTGTTTCTTACGCTTTCAGTAGTATCTACGGCAAACACAATACGTGCTCCATCAAATAAAGCATAGCTATCGTTTTGTACATCGTTAGCTATTAATGAGGCAACTGATGTGGATCCAATAGTTTGAGAAGTATCCCATTCAACAGTTAAAGTAAGTGTAGTAGTTCCAGAGATACCGGTAATTTGAGTATTTGTGGGTAAAATATTTGTACTATCATTTATGTATTGACCAACTTGAAAGACACCTGTAACCAAATCTTGATCCCTACGAATCTTTCCAATATCACTTGCGAGCACAGTAATTGTTGTGCTAGTACCAGTAGTGCCGTTAATAGTAGCAGTGTATGCTGTGTAGACTTCTACGTCAGGATAATAATTTTCTTGACCTGCAACATAGTTAAACGCATCTGTGGTTCTGAAATCAATAAAGTCAATTGGAGCTTTACCTACTACACCTGAATTGAATAAGCGTAGATTTGGATAGAACTGAATAATTGGTCTTTTGGCTTTATTTGCTTGTGTAGCATAAATTTTAACAGATGCTGGATCATTGTTGTATTGTGCTGTATCATTGATTACATCAATGTGGAACCAACGATTACTACGTGACCATGCATTCTTGTCAATACTGTTTCTTGCAATCGTAATGTAATCAGGTGTTACTGGAACATACAAGTTGCTGTCATAGTTACCAATATCATATGGCAACGTATCATACGGGATGTATGAGCCACTAGTGAATGGTTCCGGTGCAATCATTTCAGCTACTGGTACCAATTCAATTGCAGTACCTACGCCTTCAACATAGTATTGAACATTCTCATAACTTATTGGGTAAATATCACCCTGAAATATTACTTTTAATCCATTAGTAAACACTACACCGTTTGGTGCTGTGTAATTAGTTTTGCCAATAATATCAGTTAACACATCAATGCGATTAGAGGTGTTACTTGCAATCAATCTGATCTGGCCAACCTTATTACCCGATGTACCATCTTGGTAATACAATGTATCTAATATTGCGCTTAGGTACGGAATTAATGAAACCGTACCGCTAGTGTTTCTGTAGAAATTTCTACCAATGTATTCTGTTCCAAAGTTTGCGGTAATCTTTTCATTGGTAGGAATAGAACCTGTATCTATTAATCTTATTACAGGGTTACTAGGATCACCTTCGTATGTAACTGTGTAGAAAGTTGCACTTACATCAGTGTAGTATCCACCTTCATAATTAGTAAAGTCGGCTGATGTTCCTGGAGGAGTAAATCCAGGTGCACCTCCATCTTCATCATACAATGTAGTATCATAGAATGTTGAGATGTACCCTTGTTCTGCTACAACTCCGGTGTTGTAAAACATAACAGTAAGACCATCTAATGATGTAATACCATCAATACCATTTTCTAATGAGCCTAATAGTACACCGTTAACTTGATCGTACGGCAATGTACTAATTACGTCAACACGATTGTTACCCGGGAAGTTGTATTCATCTTGTGCATCTTTTGCAGGTACCGTAAATGTTACGATACCAACATCAATTCCGTTATTTTCTACACCAAATACATCACGTGTTTGTACGTTAGTTTGTGTAGGATCAAAACCAGTTACACCCGGAGCACCTTGTATCCAAAATGAACTTGGTTGATTAACACTAAAACGATACGTACCGCCACGTAATAATGTTAGTGTTGGGTTAGTAGAACCTTGTGTTTGTCCATCAGCAGTAACCGTGTAACCATTAGTACTGTTAGTAATAATGTAGTCAGTCGCATTGAAAACTGTTTCAGTACTAATAGTGACTGGGTCCGGACCTTCAGCTAACCAATAGTATTGATTAAAGTTAATAATTTGGTCTAGATTAGTAAAGCTATCCCAAGAATAGAATTGACTAGTGAATAATCTATTGTTATCATTAGTGATTGCACCTTCTAATTTCAATGCATCAATGATGCCTGGATAACTAATAAAGTCTTGTGCAGTGCTTGTATCTTTTTTGAGAAACGTTACACCTGGATCAAGTTGATAATCTGTTCTTACTTTGGTTGGTTCAGTAACATATTTGTCTTTGGCATTTACACCATAACCAAATTTACTACCTACATATCCCTCAATCTTTTTAGTATTAGGTTGATCTACAATTTGATCTAATGTAGCACTTAAAAATTGACTATTAGTTGGTGTTTTAAATATTTCAGGTAGAAAATTTAATGTTCTTATTCTTGTTGCCATCGTTTCTCTCTATGGTTATCTTATACTTATGCTATTTGTAATTCGGCTGGAGTAAGTGCTGTAATAACAACAACATCGTTTGCTGTTGCACCATTGGCAAATATTTCATATGGAGCAGCCTTAATCTCATACAAATCACCAAAGCTCATTGTAGGATCGTTAGGTACTAACACAGCCGAACTAATCAATTCACCTATCTGTGCGTGTAAGTATGCACTTAACTCACTAAAATAGAATGTATCTCCAAATGTCCAGTTATTAATGTTGAAATAATCATTCATAGTAGAGAGAACTGCACTACGAATTTCACTGTCGCTTGCATTTGTTGTAGATGATTTAATAACTTTAATTGTACCTCTTAGTGCTGATGGTGCTTTAGGACCAAACAGCGGCAAGAATACAACACTGTTAAGAATAATACTATCACTTAACATTTTGTAATCGTTTAATGTACCATAAGCTTGACTCAACTCATTAATTGTAGGTCTTGTTGGCTCAGGTACAGTATTGGTAGTATCTTGTATCCAGTTTTGATAAGCTGTGTAGTAAGCCTGTGTTACTACATACAAATCAATGATGTTTGTAGTTGCTGGATCAATGCGTGTTGTGTTGTTGCTATTATGTCTGTATTGAAAACTCAAGCCTTGACGACCCGGCTTCATTGAATACTGAGGTTGATTAGTTACAACATAGTATGGTGTATTAATCGTTTGGTCTTGTGCAGTAATGTAGAACAAGTTATCAGTGTATGCATAGAATAATTGACCTTCAGGATATTCATATTTTACTACTTCAATCTGTGTCTTAGTTGCATAGGAATAAACAACGTCACTTGATGATATCAATTGATAGCGTGATAAATTAACCGCGTCTTGTAATAATTCAAAGAAGGTGTAGATACCAATGTTTGAATTACCATTTGTGTAACCAGTAACTTCCAAAAAGAAATCAGGGTTGCTAACAATAGTTCTATCGTTAACATCAATACTAGCAACTTCAACTTCAAAATCGTTTACATAGCCGTCACTCTCAACAGTTTGTCCAATAATACTAACCGGAATAGCATTAGCTAACGGGTAGTTACTACCTGGTTGTGTGTTCGTTATTAATACTTTAACAAAGTCTTGCAGTACTTTTCCACTGAACGGATCATAAACTAATTTACCTGTTTCAAATGTGAAACGTGTGTCAGCTACACTACCAAAGTAGTATGCCAATGAACGATATGATACACTGTAACGGTTACTACCTAAACTTAAAAAGTTAACAAAATAATTAGTTGCATTGTATGCACCTATACTCCAACGATCTTGTGAGACAGTTAAACTGTTGTTGAATATTAAACTAAAACTTTGATTCAATTCCATTCTAACAATACATTCTTGTAATACGATATTAGGCAATGAATTATCAAATGCCGGTAATACAGTAGAAACAATTGCACCTTGTGGTACATAACCATTTAATGTGACGGGACCAGTACCATTACTGAATGCTCCTTCACCGTTATTGTACCCATCGCCTACCACACTTAACACAGTAGTCCAAATGTATGTTGGATTTGAAGGGCCAGCAATACCTGCAACTAATCGATTATTTGAATCAAAATAATAACCACTAGGGGCGATAAATTTAATCATGGCACCTTTAGTTACATATTTCATATTGTAAGTAGAGTATGTGCCTACTGGAATAGGAACGTTATCACTGCCGCTTATGTTGAAAAAATAACCAGTTAAACTATTAGCATCAACTGTTTGTTCTTGCCAAAATACAGTACCATCACCTGATGCCGCATTAACAGGGTAGCGGGTGTAATTTTGTATATAATATTGTCTTGCTCTTATTTTTTGTTGAAGATTTGATTCAGAACCTAAAATAGCGGCTAATGTGTCTGTTAAGAATGTAACAATATCACCAGATGAATTGATAGTTAATAACTCATTACCGTTTGTAGCATTCTGATACATGCCTCCGTCACTTGAAAAACTATTAGAGCTGGAGTATTTTCCGGTAGGATCTAAAAGGTCTAAGTTCTTTGATACACCCACTGAACTGCGATTAATAGCTTTGCTTTTAATAATTGAACTGTATAATGTATATGGGAAATTGTTGTAATCTTCACCATTAACCATTCTGTTCTGGGTGTAGTAGCGAGAAGGGGCACGTTGTTTAATATTTGCTAAAGTTTCTCTTGCTTGTGCATTCGACACTGGTAATTGTAATTCTAATCCTAATGTAAGTGTTTCTGTTCGTCCTACTCTACTAATATAACTTATTGTAACCGATAGATTCTGCATTTCAGTTGGATCAATAGTGTATGTCAATGCATTACCTGCACGAACATACGATCTAAATGTTCCAACTGGAATCTCGGAAAATACTCCATCACCAAAAGTGTAACTCACTTGGTCATTAAATCTAGAAGCAACACTGAATATTCTACGAACACTACTTTCTGTTTGTAAGTAAGCGTCTGCATAAACATTCTCTACTTGCTTCCATAGAGTTCTTGTAACAGTTGAACTGTTATCTGTACTTAATTGATACAACCATGTATCAGTATTGTTAACACCTTGAATATCACCAATATCAACTACTTGGTTAGATATTTGTTGTGCTAAATTGAAATCAAAGTTCTGTAAATCACCTTGTTTAAAGTAAAAGAAGAAGCCTGTGTTTGGGCTACCGTAACCTAATTTGTCGTTACGATACAACATGTTCATTTTACCACTAGGCGCCGGTGGAATTTCGTAAACATAATCTTCACCTAAACTAGTTGCGCTAACTAGTTCAAAGTTCATTGTTTGATTATCGACTGTACTAGTGAATGGAACGATAGGTAAGTTAGCAGGAGGAATATTAATAGCATACTCGTCTGTTTTAATACCTAAAATTTGAGCACTATTGCCCGGACGACCAACACGCTGACTATTAATCAATGTAGCATTGATGATTGTATTAAATTGTTCTAACCAATTGATGTTTGCAGGATCATTCCATAATATAGTTTGGTTACTTAAGTTGTAGCCATTCAAATCAGTAATGTTTTCACTTGTTTGAATACTTACTACTTTGATATATCCTTGGCCTGCTAAGTTACGTTTAGCAGTGTAACTAACTAAGTTGGCAAGTTTAATAACACTGTCTCTGCGTTCAGCAGTATCAATGAAGTTTTCACGTGCATTCAAATCGCTACGGAATGCAAGACCTTGACCCATAAACGCAATAACGTCTAGTAGGGCGATAAACTCACTAGATTCAATGTAATCGTTGTATGTTTCAGGATAGTAAACACGTAGGTAATCTATGAAACTTTTACGCAATGTTTCATAATCATATGAACGGAAATCGGCTTCACGGAAAGTTTGATAGATTGCTTTCCAATCGTTAACGCCAAATAATGCTGATTGTCTTGAACTTGTAGCCATGGTATGTTCTCTTTTATGTATTTATCATAAATGAAAACACCACTTTTGTAAGATATTACTGAATGAGTGCTTGATTCGTGGTATTATTAAAGAAAACACTTAGTATTTGTGCATTATTGAATGGTGTTACTGCCATCTCAACTTCAATTAATATGCCGTTTTCTTGGGGGTATGCGCTAACAGTATTAACTATCATTCTTGGGTCTTGATTAGCGACTCGTCTAATTTCAGTCTCTAACATGTTCTGGACATCAAACGTGTTTGGTTCAAAAACAAATGACCAAAGAGTAGTACCATAGCCCGGATTACCAACCTTCTGTCCTTGTTGAATATTCAGTGCATTTAAAAAGTCTTGTATGACTAATTGTTCATCAACTAATCTAAACTTTTTACCAGGAATAACCGATTGAGTAACTGATCCTACTCCACCTGCAATGCCCGCTGGCAGATTAGTTGATTTGGGCTTATTAGCGTTAATTGTACTGAATCCTATGTATGTTGGCATATTTGACCTCTACTATATTTATGTTATGGTTATCTTTGCAATCTGTGCTTGCTGTAATGATTTTAATTTAGAATCCACTTCAGTTAGATTTTCTTTAATAGAAGTATGAGCACTTTCTAAACTAGCAATTGTAGGATCGCCCTGTGGTAATGAATTTTTGGCTGTATCTAATGCTGTTTTAGCTTCGCTAGCTGACTGCTGTAGTTCTGAACTTTGACTAGATAGTTTTTCTATTTCTGCAACAGCTTTAGCTTCAGCGGCAGCTAGTAAACTTTCACCTTCAGTATTACCTGTTGTTGCAGGGTTTCCACTAAAGTTTGGCATTGGTATCTTAGCATCACCTAATACACTAGTTATTTGAGATGTTAGTTCGCTACGGTCATTTGTATTAATTGCAATTGTAGGCAACTTAATTGGAACTGCGCCACCTGAACTCATTGAGCTAATAGCTGAGTTTAGTTGTGCGGCCGCGGCTGCTGGCAATCCTGCACTTGCTAATGATGCCAATGATGTTTTACCACTCTTTAAATCATCTAACCCTTTAGTTAAACCACTTGCAATATTTGTTGCGGCATTTAATGCACCAGACGAGGCTAGTGGATTTATTGAAGTTAAATTGCTCAACCCTTGAGTTGCAATTGCGGCTGTATTGATTAGTCCAGTTACTGCTGAAACGCCCGGTACAGTATTAACTGCACCAATTGCATTGTCAACAATAGATGCTACTGTTTTCTCTCCGCCAGGTAATGCATTTAAGCCGGATGCTAGTCCTGGAGTAGCACCTAATGTAGATTTGATTAGATTGGTTGCTGATCCTACTACCCCACTAACTGCTCCGGTCACTGAGTTAATTGCACCTGTTACTGAACTTAATGCC